CCCGCTCGAGGGTGGCGGGCGACTCGTCGTCGAGCTCAACGCGCAGGAGGTCAGTGATCTGGCCGACGCGCTGAAGGCCGTCCTCTCCTGACCGGCAAGCCGCGGGTGCGCCGCCAGCGGGCGCCACGGCTCGTGGAGACGCCCCCGGAGGCGCCTGAGCCGGCACAGCGCGAGATGGAGGGCGCGGCGTGAGCGACCGGCCCAACCTCCCGCTGCCAGATGAGTTGGCGCAGGTCCGCGCCGACATCAAACGCCTGGAGGAGCGCGAGGCGGCGATCCGCGGCATCCTGCTCTCGGACCCCGACACGCGCACCGGCGCCTCCTGGATCGCCGAGGTGAAGACGGTGCAGCAGGAGCGCGTGGACTGGAAAGAACTGCGCGCTAACCATCCCGGCATCACCGACGAATATACCTTCCCTGTGCAGGTCACGCGCGTCGTGCTGAGCGGTGTCGATGAGCACGGCGAGATCATCCCAGCGCGGCAGTTCCGCAAAGCCACAGAAAGCCAGTCGCTATGAACGCAGTCACGACACAGGAAACCGTCTCGGCTCAGACGCTGGAGCATGTGCTCGGTACAGGCGACCTCTCCAAACTGACAACCGGCCAGCGGGTTGAGTTCATGGCCCGCACCTGTCAATCGCTTGGCCTCAATCCATTGACCCGGCCATTCAGGTTCCTGCAACTCAATGGCCAGATCCAGATGTACGCGACGCGCGACTGCACGGATCAGCTCCGCAAGCTCCACAAGATCAATCTGGCGGTGATCGACAAACAGCAGGACGGCGACGTTTACATCGTCACGGTGCGGGCCAGGACACCAGACGGCAGGGAAGATGAGGACATCGGCGCCGTGACGCTTGGACAGCTACAGGGCGACGGCCGGGCTAATGCGCTGATGAAGTGTCTCACCAAGGCCAAGCGCCGGGTGACGCTTTCGATCTGCGGGCTGGGCCTGTTGAGCGAGGATGAACTGGACACGCTGCCGGGCGCGGCTGTGTTCGATGCCGATGAACGGCCACCGGTTCAGACACGTCGCGAGCAGATCAACAGCGAAGTGCCGTTGGAGCAGCAGCCCGGCGTGCAGAAGATGACGCTGCGCCAGTGGCTCGATGACTTCGAGCTGCGCTGCCAGCGGGCCGAGACCGAAGAGCAGGCCAACGCGATCCTGAACGAAGAGCGGGTGCTGCGGCTGGATGATCCGGCGCTGGTCATCAACGAGAGCGCGCGCCAGCGGGCACTGGCCGCACGCAAGGCGATGGTGAATCGCATCTGGGCTGAGCCGCCGAATGAGGACGAGGACGAGAGCGCGCTGGACCCGGAATCGGTGCCGGCATAAGCTGCGCGGCGGAAGACAAGCAACTTGGGCCGGGGCGCATCCCCCCGATGTGTAACCAACCCCGGCCCCTATTTTTCCTCATCCGATGGCGGCTCGCGCGCGGCAATGATCAGCGCCAGGATGCCGGCCAAGGCCTCCGAGAAGACGCCCGATGCGCGCGTGCCAAGGTCAGCACAGGCACCGAGCGGGTAGGCGCGCTGGTAAATCAGTATGACGCACGTCAATGCCGCAATGCTTACCCAGATGCATTGAAGCAGTACCACGACGCCGAACAAGGCAAAGCACGCCCGCAGCATCGAGAACGGCGGCCGCCCGGCCACATCAGTCTTCGCCGCGGATGGCGTCGATGATGTCCTGCAGCTTGGCGTTCCGCTGCAGATCCGTCCGGTCTGACCGCCGGTGATGCCGCCGGCGCGTTGCGGTCCCGGGCACCACGGCCCAGTTGTCGCCGACCGGCAGGTTTTTGCTGCTCACCAGCCGCCGCACCTCGCCGTCGAGCCACGCATAGGCGTCGGCCAGGCCAGGCACCTCCAGCCCGCTGTGCAGCGCCTGGGCGAGCGCCGCGCGCTGATAACTGGGATACGTCAGGTCGGTCGTATTGGCGGGCAACTGGTCGCCGTCCGCCGCGACATCCCAACCATAGGTCAGCACGTTGAGATCCGTCGCCTCGCGCCAGCTCAGGCACTTGGCGCCATACACCGGCTTGTTGATGGCGTGGTCCGCCGGCTTCGGCCTCGATGCGATTTCCCACGTCAATCCGTCCGCGCTGTCGCCCAGCGTCAGCGTCTCGCTGTCAATCGTCACGCTCATGCCGGGCAGGAATTGCTGCACATATTTGATCGTCAGCTCGCAGCTCGATTTCGTCATCGCCGTCGCCAATACCGAAGCATTCTGCATGCGGATGTGGTACGGCGCGCAGCGCGTCCGGCACCAGCCGCTGGTCGCCGAGGCGCGGTCGATGCTGGAGTGCATGAGCCACTCGGCCGGCTCGACCCACTCCGGCCGCCAGGATGCGATCCACGCCGCGGTCAGGTCCACAAAGGCCTGCTGCCAGACATGATCGCCCGACCGGTTGGGGTCCAGTTCCGACGACTGGCCGCTCTCGTAGATCGTATGGAAAACGTAGTAATACGGGTCAGAGGCGTTCGCCATCCGCGTCTCGACGTGGCCCCGGTTCACCTCCAGCCAATGCTCCCAGTACGACCTCGGCAACAACCACGACGGCACCACGGCGGGCGTTGCGACGACGCATTCCGCGATGGCTCGGGTCGGCCACGCCCAGTATCGTCCCATCACCATGCAGCGCGAATCACTGGGTAGCGAAAGCTGCTGGTAATTCGTCGTGAATTGCATTGCCTCCAGATAGTACGGATCGCCGGTCAGCAGGAAAGGTATATACACCGCAGAGGGCAGATGCCCTTGGTCCGTCCGCAGCGGGCTGGGGCCTTTGGCGATGTAGGGCGTGCCCTCGCTGCTGCTGTACATGTTGGCGCCGGGGAAGTCGTCCACGATATCACCTGGCGCTGGGGCAAGCGTCTCGGGATCGCGCACCACGCACGGATAGCTGTTGATTGCCTCGGCCTGATCGCGCCACGGAGTCTCCGGGGCGTTGCGCACGAGGTACTGCGCCTGCCATCCCGTGATGATGCCCAGTCCTGGGTAGCCGCCGGTCTGGCCCTGATTGCCCGGCATGCCACACGTCGCCATCGGCTTGTAGGCGCTCACCGACAGGATCGGGCCTTTCGCCAGCCCGGTCGTGTCGAGCGGCGGGATGAGGTTCTGCGCCACGAGCTGTGCGTAGGTGCGACGCACCGGGCGCGGTGCCGACTGCCAGCGCCAGCGCCCAAACCAGTAGTGCCCGCTGGTGGCCTCTACGGTGGCTGTGGAGCCGTCGCGGCGCGTGATGGTGGCGGTGTAGGCGGGAAGGTTGGCGGCCTGTGCGGTGGCGCGTGGCTGGCCGTGCTCGAACACCCACTCTTCGCGGCCGCCGGACCTGTCCGGGCGGTAGAACGCCAGCATGTGCGGCAAGCCGGGATTCACGCACAGCACGTTGTCCATGACGAACCTGCCGTCCGGGTCGGTGTAGCTGTCGAGCGCCTGGCCCTCGCTGGCGAGGAACACGTAATCGTTGCCGCCCATGCGGATTGTGGCGCGCGCCTCGCCGTCGTCCGGTGGTGGCTCCTCCGGGTCCGGCGGATCGGGTGGATCGGGCGGCTCCGGCTCCACCTCCGCAGGCACGAACAGCCGCTGCGTCTCGGCGGTCTCGAATACAATGATGTGCGGGTAGGTCGGTGGCTCGGCCATGCGGTTTCCCCTGCATTATTGTGTTGACTGCTGGTGCGTCGGTGGTGCATATCGGGTGCATGGCAAGAATGTCTCTGACCATGACAGAACCGCAGTTGGTTTGGCTGCGCCGCGAGGCGAAGAGGCTCGGCATCACCGTGGCCGATCTCATCCGCCGCATCATTGACCAAAAGAGGATTGACCAGTGACAACGACAGAAATCACCGCCGCCGGCTACATCGTCCACGACGACAGTGGCGTGATCTACGGCTACGGCGCGACCGATAAGGCCGCATGGGACGACATGCGCACCAACATGGAACTCGACGGCATCAAACTGCTAGGCGAAGACGATGACGCCACCGACGAGCTGGGTTCCTGGACCCGCGAAAGCAGCATGACCGTTATGCCGGCGTCGAAGGCACTGCTGGAAATGGTGGAAGACGAGGGCGGCGACTGCTCGTGGAGCAACATCAACGGCATCGCCTGCACGACGGATGAAGAGACAGACGAATGAGCGAGACGCCCGACAATCTGGTGCTGGCCCGGTTGCGCGAGATCCGCGACATGCTTGGCCGCGTGCTGGAGGACACCGCCGATCTGCGGCTGCGCGTTGGCGCCCTGGAGGCACAATTCGCCTCGGTGTCATTGCGAGTGGACCGGCTGGACGGACGGCTGGAGCGCATCGAGCGCCGGCTTGGCCTCATCGACGAGCCGGCACATTAGGCAGGCAGGGAAGACCGACAATGCGCATGTCACGAACTGAACGGGACCAACTGATCATCTCCATCTGGGAGATGATCGAGGACGCCGAACCGGACATTTCGACTGAGCGCCTAATGGCGATGGTCGAGAATGACACCGGCGCCGACTATCATCGCATCATAGAGGCGCTGGAGCGGGCCGGAATATTAACATGATCCACACTAGAGCGTTCAGCGGCGCAGCGCTTTGGATGACACACGCGCCGCATTCACACGAAAGGCTTTTGAGTATGACTAGACTAGCACTCGCCGCGGCACTCCTGCTCGCGGCAACGCCCGCCTTCGCACAGACGTCACAGGGCTGGCAGCAATACGCGCCAGGAAACAGCAACTGGGAACAATACGTGCCAGGGAATAGGCCGATGCCCAGAATGCAGGATGTGGATGCCAGAGGGTGCCGCCCCGTGTTCATCCCAGGGCAGGGTTATCAGACGCAGTGCGGCTACTGACATGGAACTGATGATTGGCGCCGGCCTTGCACTCGCGCTGCTGTATTTCTGGCTGATCGGGCACTGGTTTGCCCGCGTGGTGACATTCCTCGCCTTCGGCGCTGGGTTTGTCTTGCTCGGATTAGCCATAGAACACGGGAAGAGTGCTGCCGCAGAACTGGCCTGCATCGCGCTCGGATTCGTCGCTGGATGGTTCGTCGCAAGCCTGCCGACTTACTACTGGCGCCACCAACTCAGACAGATGCTGCAGCCCTACTAGCGAGCCAACGGGTTCACGGGTCCGTAGTCGTAGCCACCAGGCGGTGGGTTAAGCCCCCGCCGCACAGCCCGTCGAAGCATGACGTTGCCGGTCAATTCGCCTCCTTTCTTCAGGGCGCCATGCAGCATCAGGTTTGCAAGCGGGGCACCTTCCGTGGCCGCCGCAATCGCAAGGTGCGCAGCCCCTATCCCGCCTGCCTGGGCAAGAGCAAAAAGCAGGTTCGTATTCGAGCCTCGCGCTTTACCAAGATCGATGTTGCTGGCGCGCTTCAGATCCTTATCGATCATAATGAGGCCGCGCATTGTTTCGTCGGATATACCCATCGCAGGATCGACGCCCGGCCTCGCTCGCCGGATCGCCAGATCTGTCACGAATTTATGGAACGCCGTGGCGTTGATATCCCCGTTTCGGTTAGTGAGCTTCGGCCGGAACTTCTGCAACTCTTCCATCGAGTTGATATCAGCAGCGAATTTCGCCTGGTTATCAAGGAATGTTTGGAATGCTCCATCACTGGCGGCGTTGTTAACCCCATCAATGATCCTCTTGTATTCGACCAGCAGCTTGGTGGCGTAGCGTTCAGCAGCCGTCCTGTCACCCGCCTTGTCCAGCCGGTCGATTAGGTTGTCATGCATCCCCCAGCCTGATCCTGGGTCGGTCTTTAGAGCGCCTTTTTCATCAAACAGCGCCCCTCGCAACTCGCGCAGAACTCGCATTCGTTCCGGTGATTCGCGCATGCGAGGATCGGCCATCTTCTCATCCAACCACCTCACGGCTGGGCTGTAGTCGAGATCCTTGGCCACTCGCATATAGGCCGCACCGTCTTTCTCTGCCGCGGCTGCCTTTGCGTCGCGCAAATCCTGAAGCTGCGGCGCGGTTCCTTCCATCTTCTCGTAACTATCAACGCGTGCCTGGGTGTTTTTTCGGAGCCGCTCATCGAATTGGTTAGGGGCGCGTTCGCGGTGCAGTGACTCCTTTTGCGAGACAGCAGCATCCCCCGAATATTCGGCCAACGTCGGTTCCGAGCCATGCACATAAATGTTCTTGTCCATACCGCGCACTGGTGGCGCGAGAACCTCACCCAGCTCAGCTTGCTTACGGTATGCCTTCATCTGCGCAGGCGTCAGCCTTGCAAGCTCTTCAGGCGTCGCCGCAGCGCCAACACTTCCCGGAACACCTGCCGCCTGGTTTTCTTGCTGGATTTCGGCGACGCGATCCCGCACGCCACTGACCCATTGATGGTCTTCCGGGGACAGAGGCGGCAGCGCGCCGCCCGGCTTTGCTGCGGGGCCGGGCTGCGGAGCGCCGGCATCGCCAGTTGACGGCACGACCCCTGGCGGCTTTGCACCAGGACCAACTTCGCTGGGCGGCACAAATGCCGGAGGCTCTACTGGCGCCACAGGACGAGGGGCCACATTGACGCCCGGCGGCACAAAGGCCGGTCGCTCTGGTGGCGGGGCTGCTGCCAGCGGGTTCGCTGGCGTACCTTCGCCGTAGTATTCCTGCACAAACCTCGGGCCTGATGATGGCGCCTCCGGGATGGGCGGCCTGCCTGGCACGCGCAACTCAGCGCCGCCGGTCGGGAATGCCTCCGGCAGCGCCGCGATCTCACGGCCAAGCGATCCGGGTGTGAGTTCACCGGACAGTTGCCGTCCACCACCGAGCGGGATCGTCACACCCGGCGGCAACGACGGCAGATGAATGTCTGGCGTCGCCTCCACAGCGGTCTGCTGAGCGCCACGAAGCAGCGCGTTACCGCCGCTCAGCACGGTCTCTGCGGCGGTAATGAACGGATTGTAGATAGGTGCTGTCACGTAAGAAGACGGCACCCGCGGGAAAGATGGACCGCCCTCCCAGCCTTCCTTGACCGCTCCCACAATGCGCTGTGCAGCGGGTGACGGCGTGCCGGATGGTGGCGCATTGATGCGGTCCATGTCGGTCGGCGATACCAGCGTGTCGCCCACAGCGACCGGCGCTGGTCCTTGCTCGCGTGGCGGAGCTGTGGTGGCCGCTGACGGCTTCGGAGCCGGCGGCAGCAGGTCTAGCGGGCTACCGCCTGGAGCGGCCTCCTGCCCCGTCCCAGCGCCACCGCTGGGCATCTGAACGGGTGCCGCACCACCACCAGCCTTCGGAGCCGGCGGCAGCAGCTTCAGCGCGTCTTCACTGGCCATGGGTTTTCCCGGCGCTGTATCGGTGATGACTGTCGGCGTCGCCTGCGCGACCTGCACGCGCGCTGCGGCGTCCTGCTTCGGCGCCAGCTTCACGTATTGCGCCGTGACGGCCGGCACGTAGCCGCGGCTCTCCGGCCCGAAGCTCTGCCGCCAGCCGGGTCCGCCGTGATAGTAGAGCAGCGCCTTGTCCGGCGTGCCTTCCTTGTCCAGCGCCTCATTCAGATACTTCGCCGCGCCGTAGATCGACTGCACCGGATCGTGCGGGGCGGTAACGCCGAGCTGCCGCTGGGTCTCCGGCATGATCTGGCCAAGGCCCTGCGCGCCGGCCTTGCTGACGGCCATCGGGTCGCCGCCGCTCTCGTGCAGGATCAGCGCCTTGAGCAGCCGCGGGTCGAGGTTCCACTCGGCCGCCGCGTCGTTGATGATCGTGTCGTAGTTATCAGCCACCGAAAACCTTCAGATCCTTGGCCTTCTGGATCGCCGCACCGAGTTGCTTCTGTGTCGTGTCGTCCAGGCTCTTCCAGTAGCTGTCTCGCTGTGGCTGTGTCATGCGAGCAAGATGGAACACGCGCGGGTCAAGTTCCTTCACGCTCTCCTGGAATGCCGGGTAGTTCGCCTTGTCGGGGTACTTAGCGGCGAGCGAGGCACGGGCGCGGATGTAATCGGCATTGCCCTGCAGCGTGCGGATGATGAAATCGACGCCCTCCGGTGATTGTGCCGAATGTGGAGTGGCCGCCATGTTCAGGTTCATACGTCCGTCGCTGCCTGGGTTCTGCGCCTGCACCATCTGAGCCGCAACCTTATCGAAGCTCTCCTGCGCCGCGACTTCTTCTGGTTTGATGTTGAGCGCCTTCGCCAACCCCGGCGCCCATGTGACGGCCGCGCGCTTCCAGTCGAGCGTCCTGCCGGCGCCTGAACCTGAAGTGAATTTCGTCAGGTCGGAGAGCATGGTGCCGTAGTTGGCCAGCTGCATCTGCGCGGCGGTGTCGGCCTCCGCTTCCTTCTGGAACAGCGGCGGGCCGAGGTCGCCCTGCTTCTCGGTCGCCGCTGCGGTCGCTTTCTGTGCCGGCGTCGGGCCACTGACCCCCGTCCCTGCCGGCGACGGGGCTGGGGTCGCTGTAGGCGGCCTCTTGGGGTTCAGCAGTTCCGGCGGCGGGCGCCCGGTTCCGAGCGGCGATGCCTGCGAGCCAGGCGAGGCCGGAGCACCGCCAGGATAGACGTATTGGTCCGGCACCCCGCTATCCCGCAGGAATGTCTCGTTGGTGCCGTGCTTGACGACAGTGGGATTGGCCGGGTCGGGATAGTCCCGCGGCGACTTCAGCCAGCGTTGATATTCCAACGTGCTCTCTGGCGACACTCCTTGCGGCGCCCCCGGTTGCGTCGGCGCATCCACGGCACCCGTGCGGAGGTTCTGGCGTGTACCGATTGTCTGACCGCCCGGCCCGGTCTGTGTGCCCAGCCTGCCGGAAATCTGCTGTTGCTGCAGCTCAGGCGGCGACAACGAAATCTGGATCTGCTGCAGCCGTTGCCGTAGTTGCGTCGGGTTGTCGGCCGGTAGAGCGAGCGCCGCTCTGGTTGCTTGTTCCTGTGTCCAGCCACCGTTGGCAACGAGGCCATGCAGCCCAGCAACAACGCGATCATGCAGCCCGGCATCATCGCCATCCAGCGCGCCAATGATGGCGTTACTCACCGCCTTCTTCCGTGCAAGTCCCTGATCAAGTTGCTGGCCTTGAATGGTCGATGTCTGTCCCAACGCCTTGAGCATGCCCTGGCGCGCCAGCGGGTCTTTCGAGGCCAATGCCTGCGCCCTTGGGTAATTGACATTGCCATCGGCGTCCGTGGCCTGCTGCAGTGCGTTGCCCCACGCCTCGGTCGCCTGCTTGTCGCGCAGGTCGTAGACCTTGCCCGCCGCATCGAGCGCCGTGGTCTGCGCCTGCAGCGGGTTGACGACAACCGGATCGGCCAGGCCGTGCGTGCTGCCACTCATGCTCAGCTCCTAACCAGCGGTAAATCCGCCAGGCGCCACCTGGCCCGGCACCATAGACGGCGCATACCCGGTCATCACGGGATTGCCCGACGCGCTGAAACCCGGCGTCCCAGGCGCAGCGGTGCCGTAGGTGTTCTGTGGGTTCATGTAGCGGCTGAACGCGTCGTAGCTCAGGTAATTCTGCAGCCCCTGGTTCAGCGCGTTGCCGGTGTTGGTCAGCCCGCGCGCTTCCGCCTCGCCCGCCGCCTGCAGCGCATTGCCGGCATTGCCTGCCGCCTGCACGCCTTGTGATCCAAGTCCCGCCGCAGCATTGGCGCCAAGCGTTGCCGTGTTCTGTAGCCGCTGGAACTGGTTGGTGAGCTGCCCCTGCTGGCCGGTGTTCAGTTCCAGCACGTCCTTGAACCGCTGCTGCGCGTTGTTGAACTGGTTCTGGTAGTTCTTGTCCGCCAGCCCGGTCACAAACTCGGCCGCGCCCTTGAGGCTCGCACCTGACACACCAAGCCCACGCATAGCCGCTGCGCTCTGTATCTGTTTCAACCCTTGCTGGAGCTGAAACTGATAACCGGGCGTCTGCTCGAGTTCCGCCTGCGTCATCCGTGGCGGCAGGTATTGGTTATAGGCCAAGTCAACATAATTCGGCCCGCCGCCGGTCGGCCCGCTGCTCGCCAGCGTCGCCAAGCCAGGCAATGCGCTCGCACCTGCAGCCATGAACGGCGACAGGTCCTGCCGCGTCATCAGATACTGCATCTTCTGCAGGTTGGCGCTGTCCTTCGCCGCACCGGCCGCCTGGCTGCTGCCGTATAGCTGTGAGCCAACGGTGGCGGCTGTGCCAACTGCTGCAACAGCTGCTGCTGCGCCCATCACTACCCTCCTAGTTCTAATCTATAAAGCTGCCCGAAGTCAGACATTCCCAGCCGGCGATAAAACGTGCCGAGCCGCGGCCCCGAGCCGCGATGCCCGGCGCGCGCGATAACGCCTGTGACACCGCGCTGCTTTAACCGTTCCAATGCCTCCCGCTGCAGCTTCATGCCAAGGCCGCGGATATCGGGGGAGGCGAAGAAGATCGTATGCCACCCCTCGAGCACATCTGGCGCGTCCAGCGTCGGTGCAACAATCGTCATCAGGTAGCCATGCATCAGGCCATTACGGCTGCGCGCTGTCAGTATCTGCAACAGTCCCAGGTCATCCATCGCTTTTGCCAGCGGCAGGTTCTTCAGCGCGTGGTCGTCCGGCGACTGTTCGGTCTGCACCAGGTGCTCGTGAAACAGATGCTGCGCATCCCGATAGAACACATCGAACGGCTCTACCTGGAAGGTCACGCCGTCAATTTCGCTGCGGTGGCTTTGCATGCCGGCAATGATGCGGTGCTTTGCCACCTTTGCCAGCTTATCGAGTTGAGGCCGGTGGGCCGCCATATAGCGCATCAGCAACGGCAGGCTGATCTGGATGTTGATGCCATGCCAGTGTTGCCACCAGGCGGCGTCCCACGGATACGGCAGGCAATGCTCCCAGACGCGGCGACAGCCATCCTCCGTGGCAAGGTCATCAAACGTCACAGCGAGCACGTCCGGCAGGCGACGCGCGATCTGGCGAAGCTTCGCCTCGAGATGCTGCATAACGGCCCGCATCACCGTGTCATCGAACACCAGTCCGCCACGGCGCAGCGATGCCAGCACCTCGTCCACCGAGCGAGTGACCGTGACTATTTTCATACCCTTGGGAATGAGACGCCAAAAAGGCGCAAGGCTTGTTTCACACGAGCCGCTCATAGGCTGACTCAGCCATGCCCGCACATCGTCCAGAGAACGCATGTGCCTGATTTCGTCATGCCCGCAGCAATACTCACCGTATGAGAGGTAGCGCGAGAGCCACGCCGACCGGCTTCTGGGCATGGCGACCACTAAAAACTGTGTCGGATGAGCGGCTAGCATGCTAGAAGCGGGGCGGCATCAGCGTGTCCGCGCCAATGCCGGCCTCCAGCGCATCGAGGCGGACGAGCACGGACGCGATGGCGCCGGCGATCTGCTGGTCGACGTATGCCTTCGGGGTAGCATCGTTGCCGTCCACCGGCATGACGTTAGGCAGCGACACCGGCTCCGGCTCCGGCACAGGCGGCGGCTCGTAGGGCGAGACTTTGTAGTTGTTGGCGATGATGTCCTGGTATTCGGCATTCGCCGGATCAGTAGGCACGTAGAACACGCCGGGGCCGGTGAGATTGCCGAGTGTCTCCTTGTCGTCCAGCGTCGCCTGGATCGTGGTATTCGCTGCGTTTGTGTATACGAGTTCCATGGGTTGCCTCAGAGGTCCGCCGACAGGTTATATCCGACGTTGATAGCCCATTGCCCTGCGGCAGCAGCTATTCCCTGTGTGTATAAAAAACCGCTACCCGCAACGGATGTGACGCTATTAAGATTTAGCGGCGCGCTACCAGTCATCACGACAGTTGGTGTCGCTCGCATGGCTACTGGAATTGATACCGATGCAGCTATGGTCAATCCAGCACCGCTTGCATAACCAGCAACATATTGTCCTAGCGTCTGATAGAACCGCTGGCAGGCGGCGAGCTGTTGCTGCGGCGGCAGTGCGACCCACGGCGTTGCAACAGATCCTGGCTCGAACTTCACTTGCGATAATGTGCCGGCGTTGAACTCGATGGTGGTGTTGGCTCCTGCCGTGACGCTGCCGCTGACCGGTGACGCGGCATAGGAGCCGACGCCGATGCGTCCCTGTGCGGTGCCGGTCCATGACAGCGTGTAAGTGCCGCCAGCGAGCGCGCCACCTTCTATGATCTGCTGCAATGTGCCGGCGGTGATGGTGATGCTGGTGGACGGCCCTGATGGTGCGGCGAACGTGTATGTCGCGCCACCCGCGCCGGCCTTCCATCGGTCGTGGCCATAGCTCCCGGCGGTGAGCGCGGCACCGCTCGTATAGGCCCTCTGGTTGATGGTGAATCCGCCGTTGTCGGCGTAGCTGGCGCCTGGAATAGCGGCGGCGGTTCCACCTGTAACAGCATTCAGAACATAGGCCGTTGTCGCGATCTGTGTGCTGTTGGTGCCTGCCGTTGCTGTCGGTGCAGCCGGTGTGCCGGTGAAGGTCGGTGATGCCAGCGGCGCGCGGGTAAGGTCGGACGGGTGGATGTGATCGCCGCGCGAGACCGCTGCCGCCACGCCAGGCGCTGCTGTGCCGTCCATCATCGGCGGCGCCGCGCTGTAGTTCGGCGTGTAGGCGGTATTCGCGTAGCTGGCGATCTCGGCCATCGTCGCGGCGTAGGCTGTCGTGGACGCACTGCGCGCCAGCGGCAGCTTGTCGGTCGCCGTCAGCGTGCCGGGATCTGCGCCCGCACTGATTTTGGTGTCAGCTATGGTATCCTCCTAGCCCCAGATCCATGCGCCCGTGCCGTCTTCCAGGCCCCAGCGCCCCGTGCCATCCTCTTTTCCGATGCCGACCACGCTCGACGACGACGTGCCCACCGCGATGTGGATGCCGTCGAGCCAGGGCATGCCGCTGCCAGGATCCGCTGTCGGCAGGAACGACAGGTCGCACGCCGCCCACATCGAGCAGAGCTGCGCGATGGGCACCAGCAGCGCGTCGGCATTCTGCCGCGCCGTCGCCTCGTTGCTGTCGGCCCGCGCCCGCAGCGTCGCCTCGCGGGTCACCGCGGTGTTCAGCGTGGTATCGGCCGCCGCGCGTGTTGCCGCCTCGCTCGCCAGTCCGGTCGCCAGCCCGGTGTCCGCCGTGCTGCGCGCCGCCGTCTCGGCCGCGAGCTGCGCCTCCAGTTCGGACGTATCGGACGACTGCCCGACTGCGCCGCCGGTGCGCTGATACAGTGCCAGCAGAAACGCGCGCCAGGCCGGCGTGACCTGCCCGCTGACCGGATCGACCAGCGGCGCCGAGGGCACGCCCGTGTTGAGCGCGACGGTCATTCAGTTCCCTGTGGCGATCCAGCAGAACGCCGCCGGGATCGGATGCACCGTGTCGTCGGCCAGCGGGATGCTCGACCAGATATCGAAGCCGTTGGCGTCGTAGTTAACCGATAGCCACACCGCGCTCAGGTCGCTGTTCATGAGCTGCGTCACAACGGCGGTGGTGTTGGTAGGGAATGGCGTCGGGAAGTTCACCCTGAGATGGCCCGACGAGTCAGTCACGTTGGTGCCCACCTTGAGGCTCGTGGCGCCCAACGCGGTGATCTTGTTCTGCAGGTCGGTGTCCGCGGCGATGCGCGCGGCTTCCTCCGCGTCGATCTGCGACTGGAGGTCGTTCTCCTTGTTGGTGGCGCGGGTGACCTCGTTGTTGATCTGCGTCTGCAGGTTGGCCTCGGCGGCGAGCGCCCGATCCGTCTCCACCTGGATCGCGTCCTCGATCCCGAGCAGCGCGCGTGCATCGGCCAGCGTCGGCGCGGTGGTGAACGGCAGCAGCGCGTCGGAAATGCCGGTGGAGGTCCAGCCGTCGTACACCAGGTTGCCGGCGGCATCGCGCACGATCAGCCGGTAGTCGGCGCTGCCCAGGATGATGGCGCGACCTGCGGCATCGAGGACCACCGGGTTGGTGTTGGCGGCGGCTTTGTCCGGGTCCAGCCACGTGTCCTTGGGCGTACTGGTCCCAGGTATCAACGTCTGGATAGTGCCCCCGGCTATTGGGTTGCCATCGGCGTCGATCCACTGAGCTTGCGGAGGTGGAAGCGGTAGCGGCATTGGTTACCTCAAAGAAGTCGGCCGATTTCCCTTGCCCATCGAAGGGGGTCTTTAGCCCATTTGCGGTGATTGCAAGTAGGACAGAGAAGCTGAATGTTGGTGATCCAGTTCGTGCCGCCTTTGCTGAGCGGCACGATGTGGTCAACGTGATAACCCGGCTTTAGCGATGCAGCACAACTAGCGCATCTTGCGCGCTGCCTCAGCAGCAAGTCCTTCACCTCAGCGCCACTATGGCGACCTTCGGCACCCTTCTTTCTTGCGTGTCTGCGCCGGTTATTGGCCTGCACCTGTTCTGGGTTGGCGGCGGCCCAGCGCTTGTATCTTGATCTTACTACCTCGGGATTTGCCTTGCGCTCTTCAGCTTTTTGCTTCGCTCGCTTCTCTCTGTTTCGCTCATACCAAGCCCTGAAAAATGCGCGCTTCTTGTCGGGGTTGGCAGCATCGTAGGCGTTGGCTCTTGCGCGTATCTTCTTTCGATTGGCCAGATAATATGCCCTGACCGCAGCGATTTCCGCTTCAGGATTTCGTCGGTAAAACTTAATGCGGTGGAGACGTTGGCACTCAGCACACTGCCGCGTGCTAACATAACGCTCAGTAATATGCCCCAATCGGCAAGGGGCGCCTGTAAAGTATCGTCTCAGTCCTCTGCGTCGAGCTTCTTCTAAGCCGACGATGGGACGGGTATCATTGGCGTCAGCCATGGCGAATGTTCCGTTCGTTCGCTGTGGTTAGGGTCGGCGTGGTGCGCTAACACCGCGTCGATCCGCTTAGGATTTAGCCGCTGTCAACTCAATCCAAGCGCCTTGCAGTGCAGTGGGGCGAGGACAAGACCATGTTAACCGCCAGACACGATCTCTGGCTACCCCTAAGCGCTGCCATTGAACGAAGGTCCGATACTCGCCGAGCGCGCCCATCTGCTGGCCGACCGGCGAGCCGTAGCTATGCCCACGATCATCCGACCAATCGAGGAATAGCTGGCACGGCGGTGTCGGAATGGTGCGGACCTGCACGTCGTCCAGCGTGAGGAACACGTCAGGCGGTGGTGGCGGCTCGTCCGCGCATGGATTGCCATAGGCGCCGGTAGCCGTGCCGGGATTGGCCGCAAGCGTGCCTCCTGCGGCGCCGCGATTGATCAGCCAGTCGCTGGCTGTCGTGCTGCCTTCCGGCAACTGCTGGAACACTGTCGGCGCTGTGCCGAACGGCAGCGCGCCCGTAGGTCCGAGATTGGCCGGCGTCAGATCGGCATTGACGAACTTGCGCCGGTTGGCCGTGACGGTGAGGTCAACGAAACTCGGCGTCTGCCCGAACCAGAGATCGCTGACATAGGCCGTCGTTGTGTGGGTGCCTGGGAAATGCTCGTCCAGTGCGGTGTTGGTGAGGGGGATGCCGGCGGTGAACCAGGCCGCCGGCGGGTTTGCGACATTGGCAACCGAGACCGGCACGTCGTTGACATAGACCTGCACGGTGAATGTCAGGAAGTCGATGCTGGCGAGCATATGCGTGGTGCAGGCCGGCCACGGCGCCGGCGCATTCATGGCGACCGACCAGGCGATTTCACTGGCACCACCGCTGGGCTGACGCAGCACCGCGACGCCGAAGCTGTTGGCGTTGTCAAAGCCGATGCCGAAGCTCCACCAGGTCGCCGGAGCCAGTGCGCTGTCGTCCACGTCCAGCGCCATGTTGTGCATCTGCGGCGGCGCGCTCTCCCAGTTCGGGTCATGGAGCCAGCACGACCAGACGGCCGATGTCAGGTTGCCGGAGAACAGCGGCCGCGCCGGCAGCGAGATGCCGGGATTACCCGCCGAGCGGAACAGGTAGACCGGATTGAGCGCCATTTTACCAGGTGCCGCCGATGGTGACCTGTCCAGGCGCCGGGTGCGTGTCGTCGTTCACCGTCACCGCGTTGCTGGCCGTCACGGTCCATGCGCCGTCGCCGCGCAGCCAGAGACTGTCGGACGAGCGCTGCACCGAGAGCGTGATGGTGGCACCCTGCAGCCGCAGCGTGACGGCATACCAGCCGGACGGGATGGTGCCCATGGCGATGGACGTGGAGGAGCCGCCGCTCACCGCCAGGTCCACCCAGTATTGCGCGCCGTCGCCGCGGATCGTCGCGGTATAGCCGGAGCGTGCCGTGGCGTGGACGTTGCCGGTCGGCACAATGCTGTAGTCGGTCGGGATCGCTTTGAACGTCAGGATGTAATCCGGTCCCGCCATCAGTGCCGTCGAGCGATACTCGGCGACGCCCGACCCGAGCAGCGCATTGCTGGTGATCTGTGCCGCGCCGCTCACCACGGCCCACGTCCCGACATCCGCCTCGTTGGTGTAGTTCTCAAGCGGCGTGCCGTCGGGTGCGGTGAACGTCGTGCGGATCAGCGTCTGCTCGATCACCTCACCGCCGCCTGTGCCGGTGTCGATGTCGGCGACGAACTGCCGGTAAAACACCCGGTTGCCGTCGTTGAGCAGGTGCGGGAACGCGCGCACCCGTTTGATCGGCTGGCCGTCATCTGTGTAGACATCGCGGTCCAGCGCATAGAGGTTGCCGCTCTGCCAGTCGCCGACCACGATGGTGTCGTTGCACGGATAGCAGCAGTTGGCGCGGTGGCGGTGCTCGTCGCCGTTGCTGTCGATCCAGCACCATTCGTGCCACAGGCCGGTGACGATATCGTAAACCCAGGTCCTGTCCGCCTTGGGAAAGGTCAGCGCATAGAAGGCGTGGCCGGCCATCATGTAGCAGAAGCCGATGGCGTCCGAGAGCGTCTCGTAGCCGGCCATTTCCTGCTCGATGGCGTGAGTGGAGATACGCTTGGTCAGGTAGCCGGCGCCCTGGACGACGTTGCCGCGGCCCTGCCGGTCCTTCGACAGCCAGAACACCGAATTATCGTGAACGGCGGCGCTGTATTTCGCGCAGGTGCCGTGGTCCACGAATGTGCCGGGCTGCTCCTCGAACGTGAAATCCGGCTTGCCGCTGTTGTACCAGACCTCGGTCGTTCTATCGCCCAGCAGCCAGATCTCGCGCTTGGCCACCGCCAGCGTCACCAGCAGATCGCTAAACGATTGCTTATTGGCGAACCACAGCGGGTCGAATTTCAGGCTCAGGCTGTCGGACGAATAGAACTGCGGCGTCCTGGGCTTGTTGAATAACAGATAGGTGTCGAGGTACTGCACCACGTCGGCGCCGCTGAACATGCCGGTGGGATCGCTGATGGCGGCGAACGTGTCGTTGGTGAGGTCGATGGACCAGCCATAGGGCGAGCCGTCCACAATCGCCATCTGCAGCCCGTTGTCCTGCATGCTGACGGGCGTGCGGTGGCCGGAGGTGATGGAGCCGAGCAGTGTGCCGGCCCAGGTGCTGGGGTCGATGCGATACACGCCGGAGCCGGCCACGGCGTAGATACCGCCGGTCGTCGCCTGCCTGATGGCGCGGACGCCGTTCTGCGGCAGGGTGGAGAGCTTACGCAGGCCGGGCGTCGGGTAATAGGCGAACTGCACCGGCTCGCCCTGGCCGGTGGCACCGGTGTTCTGGTTGCCGGTCGGCACGGTCTCGGCATAGAGGTTGAGGCACCGCTGTGCGCTTGCGATGACGCTGCGGGCCTCGTAAGCGCCGCCGCTCAATGCGAGCCGGGTCACGCCAGCACCATCACGCGCGCCTGCGTGGCCGCTGCGGCAGCCGGGCCAAAACCGGCGGTAAAGCCGGATGGCACCGCGCCGACAAGCGTCGTGGCGCCGAAGTTGGTGCTCCAGTTAGCCGTGCCAATCCCCGCGAGTAGTGCGAACAACGGAGAGCCAAGCACTGCTATGTTAAGCCCGCCCACGTTTGTCGCCGGATTGTTGGCGACGTTGTTATTCCAGTTGCCGCTGGTGGTCACATTACGGAACCAGATGCGTTGAGCACCCAGGTCGATGGCAACTGCTACCGTGTGGCCGGTGAGAATTGTGAAGCCAGCACCGCTCTGGGAGACGTTATTGACGTCGATACTACCGTTATACGCCACCACAGCGTTGGTCGAAGTGGTCCAGACCGTGCTCAACACGGCGCTGGCATTGGCAAATCCGATGCACTGCGAGCTGCCCGAGTTGTACGTCGCTTCCCAGTACCACTTTCCAGCCGTGTCGCTGTAGATGGACCGGACACCGTTTCCCGTCGCCGTGAATACAACAGTCAGATTACCATTCGATAGTGTGGTGCCGGCTGTCTTGTCCGAGGGATTCCACGTCGTCGGCATCAGACGCGGCTCGCCAGGATCGAGATGCCCACGTCAGCGAGCGTGGCATCCTGCGTCGGCGCCACGATCTGCAGCACGTCACCGGCATTCAGCGTGCCACCAGCGCCCGCAAGCGTGCAGCTCGTGTTCGAGGTGCTGGTGATGGTGACGGTGCCCAGCGCTGTCGTGCTGCCGCCGCTGATCTTGTTCACGGTGAATGCCGCATTAGCCGTCGTCTTGGTGGTGTCGTAGACCACGCTGCCAGCGAGCGATGCTGGCACGGTCACGCCGAACGCCATCGGCACGTTGACGAGCGCGCCCGCTGCGGGCTTCCCGGAGAACGGGAACGAGATCGGCACCTGCTGCACGGCGGGCGGCAACTGTGCGTAGGTCGCGCTGCCGGTCAGGCCGGAGAACGACGTAGCGCCGGGAGTGCCAGCCGGACCCTGCGCGCCGGTCGCCCCAGGAGGCCCAGGAACGCCCTGCGGCCCGGTGGCTCCCGTTGGCCCCGGCACCGTGCTGGCGGCGCCTGGCACGCCCTGTGGCCCCGGCGGGCCTTGCAATCCCGTGGCGCCCGTTGGCCCTATTGGCCCGACCGGCCCCTGTGGCCCTGGCGGCCCGGACGGACCCGCCTGCATCTGAATCGCCGCGTTGAGATCCGCGGCGGTGAGCACCTGCCCCGGCTCCCACGGATAGCCTGTGGATGAACCGCTCATCCGAGCACCGGCAGGCCGCTATCGAGCACGATGACGCTCTGGTGCGGCCCCACAGCCCCGCTGATGCCGCCTGTGCCGCCCATGCCGGGCACCAGCGGGCCGGGCACCTTGAGTTGCGCCACATGCGCGTTGGCCGCGCGGATGCCCGCCTTGATGCCCATGAGCGTCGCCACATGGTCGGGCCGCGCCGGTAGCCCGTACTCCATCTGCAGCTTCACCGCCAACTCGTAGCGTGCCGCGGCGACATACTCCGGCGGCAGGCCCAGCGGATCGGTGAGCGCCGTGTAGGTCGGCAGCCCGGCGCGGTAGAACACGTGCAAATCGAACTGGCCGGCCGGCGGGATCGGCCAGAACCACAGCGAACTCGTCGGATAGTCCGGCGAATACCAGACGGCAGCCGGAAACGTGCTGAGCTGCTTCAGGCTGATCTCGTTGTATTCGTCCATGCTGTCGATGAGGTAGAGCGGGAAATCCACCGGCCCGGCGTTGTAGACGGTCGCCACCTGCTGGCCGGTCAGCAGCCGCGCATAGGCGCTGTCGAGCCGTGGCGGGCGGTCCAGCATCGCGTAGGACTGCGCGCCCGTGCTCGGGATGATCTGCTCGGTCAGCCGCCATGCCAGGAAGCGCTCGCGCTGCCAGATGCCGATCATCTCCACCAGGTATTCAAACGCGGTGGTGATGTCCTCGGCGAGTGGCGTCTGGCCCACTCCGGTCACGCCGCTGGTGCGCAGCACTGACGCGAGTAGATCCTGGCATGTGCGGATGGCCATTACAGTGGCTCGGCCATGCCGCGGCGCACAGCTTCCTCGGCCTGCACGCTGCTGCTCACGACCGGCAGGCCGGCGTCCTCCAGTTCCTTCAACTTGCGGAGCTGGTTATGTGTCCGCACCTGCTCGGCTTCGGTGTAGGTGCGGGCCATGTCGGCCAGTTCGGCGCTGTCGAACCACGCATAAGGCGGTTGCAGCAGGCCCTCCTCAGAAGCGTCGCTGACGCGCACGCCGCCATAGATCGGGTGGAACTTCACCTTCGGGTAGGCGGTGGGTGCGCCCGGCGCTCCTTCGCCGAACACGTCGGCTGCGTTCGGATAATCCGGCGGCACCTCGGTGGGCGCCTCGGGATGTGCCGGGTTCGCCACCTTGTCGCCCGGCTTGGGCTGCGGCATGACGCCGCCCGGCCCCGCCTCCGGCTCGCGCTGCTGGCGGTCGCGCTCCTGCTGCTGGCGCTGCTGCTGTTCCTCGCGCTTGCGCTGCTCTTCGCGCTCGTGCTCCGTGTTGTTTGGCATCAGTTGGTCCTTTCCTGGCGAACGCGCTGCACCGGCTCGATGACCTCGGCGATGGCGCCGGCCGCTTTGCGGATTTTCATGATCTCATCGTCGGTGGCGGCCTGTGGTGCCGGCTGTGAGGTCTGGTGCGCCGCCTGGCGCTGCCGCTCCCGCTCGTCCGCCGCGTGGTCCTTGCGTGTCGTATCTGACATTGGTTTCTCCTGTATCCATCAACAACGATCAGAGGATATCTGGCACCCTACAGGCCCACTCGGGCCGGACCCACTTCCAGCCATAGAGCACGTCGAGCCTGGTGATCATCTGGTCGTTGATGCCGTCGTAGAAACTGATGAGACGGATGCTCACGCCGTCCTGACTCTCGCGGTAGCTCTCGACCACGCCGCGCGTCGGCATCTCCATCGGCACAATCGCCAGGGTGACGGCGAGCGGATGGAAGATGAAGTTGTTGCGGTAGGTTTCGGACGCGTTGGTCAGGCAGACGATGGTGCCGCCGGCGGTGGGCGAGGCGGTGACCGTCTGATAGGCGACGGGATTGCCGCCGCTGGCCGGGATCAGCGCCGGGTAGATCGGGATCGAGGTGGCACCGCCCGCGACATCCGCCGTCACCGCGAACTGCGCCAGTTGCCCCGTCGTGGTCTTGGTCACGCGATTGACCGCGAAGGCGCCCGGGAAAGTAATGATATCGCCCTTCTTCAGCGGTCCGGCGAGTGCGCTCGTGGTGATGGTGCTGCCGT